TCACGGTCGTGACCCCACTTATGATCGACTACAAAGGTTACTGCGTTCATAGCACCCCACCACGTACCTTTAGATGATTTAAGGTTAGCTCCTGGCTGCTCCTCAATCGCTTGATGTACCATAGCTGGTATGCGTTTAAACTCATCAACCATAGATTGACGAGTAGCGATAGCTTTGACATTACTCATTTTTTCTATCTCATCTTGAGCCACGAGTAACTCAGGCTGAAACAGGTCAGCGATGTAATTAACTACCGAATCTTTCTTAAACTTCTTAGAGCTTAAAAACTCAGCTGACTCTTTAAACTCAGTCATTTTATCAGCAGCCAAACCTAGAGCCTGCTCTGCGGACGCAAACACTTGAGTATCAAGAGCTCTAACGTGAGGCATCTTAAAACCAGCAGTGCTTTTATTAGACAAAGCCATGGTCAACGTATTATTACAAACTACCCTGATAGGTGTAAACCTAATCTCGTTAGACTTACCCCACTTATGAGACACGTTTACTAATAAGTAACCTAGCACACGGTCATCACCAGGAAGCGTAAAGTCTTTACTGACGTTAGCTAATCCCCAAACCTGCTCGCCACCTTTCAGTGAGCCAGCAGTCTCCATCTTCATGTGCCCAGCGTCAGTAAACTTTTTGAAAAACTCAAAAGCCTCTGAGTTTTGACTAGGGATAAACCTTGGACCACATGGACCAAAGGTCTTGTTATCACTATCACGGACTAACACAGAGTAATTTTCTACACCAATGATATCATCACTAGCGTTTACGTCTGCGTCAGCGTGGGTAAATAAATGCCTTTTACTTACTGTCCAGTCAAGTCCAGCAGCAACAAGCATCTCTTGTGGTGTAAGGTTATCTTCAACCTGTACACCTAGCCCATGCCAAGGGGTCTCCCCAGCATAAGCCATCGTTTCTACAGCGTGTGCCATATTTTTCTCCTTTCTAAAAATGTCTTCGTATAATTACTAAACATAGGTACTACTTTATATAAAAGCGTTAAGGATAAAAGCATAATGCTAAAGATTATAGGCAAGTTCATAATTTAACCAGTTATCAAATGTAGTGACTATCGTAATTGAATTATCTTTACCCCACTCTGAACTCATAGACCACAGAGGAACACACACTCGTATGTCTTGATGATTATATTTCCATATCAGAACTGGGATAGTATCTCCGCAAGAATCACATACTTGTTTCCACCAATCTTCTTTATACCAATTACCATTAGCATATCGTTTACATTCAATAGTGTGATTAGGTATGTTTAAGTCACCCAAGTCTTTTTCCTGATACTGTTCTAGATTACGTTTGACTTTATATTCATAACCTATTTCCTCAAAGAAACTATTTATACGTTTAGCTACATCACGCTCAAAAGAAGCACCTTTATTTCTAGAATTTATTTTACCCATGTTTTGTTTTTATTAACCTTACCCCTTCTGATTCTAACCAATTACGCATAGCTTGATTTACAGCCCACGATCCTTGATCCCTAAAAACTTCTTTCATCTTTTTATGTGCGGTGTTGTAAGATTTCAAACCCTTGTAGTAATTACCATCTCCCAGTGTAGAATATCGTACAATCTGCCATACTCTTTGTTTAGATATGTTGTACTTTAGTCCTATGTCTTCTAACGTTGTGTGACTGTTTATATAAGTCATATAAATATTAAAGTATAGATCTTTTAGCTCAGCTTTCTTCATTGAAATATTCCTTATAGTCTGTAACGTTACCCCAACTTGGACCAATCTCTGCGTCTACTTTATTAGGTACTTTTAGTTCTACACAGTCTCTCATTATATCTACGACCTTCTCACATTCTTTTTTATCGGTTACAGATATATTAAGTTCATCATGTACTTGTGTATGAGCTAATAACCCTTCTTTATATAAATCGAGCATAGCTTGCTTAGTCATATCTGCAGCTGAGCCTTGTATCAAACGGTTCATAGCTTTATAGGTATAGGCTCGCTTTAGCCTACCGCCATACTCATCCATAGCCTTATCAAAAGGTAGTGGTAATTCTCTTCTATCGTGTGGTTCATATAAATTAAACCTACACTTACGACCCAATATAGTTTTGACATAACCTCTGTTAGCTCCCTGACGAGCAGCAGAGTCACGCAAGCCACGGACAAAGGGCACTCGTTCATGATACTGATCAAACAGTGTCTCAGCTTCTTCATTACTGATACCAAGCTGACTCGTTAACTTATCCTTACCCATACCGTAACTTAATCCTAGATTAATTATCTTAGCTTCCTTACGGCTTATGTTAGCCATATCTGCTACTATTTGATGAAAGTCAGCGTCATCATCGTGATAGTCGTTTGCTGCTTCTTCCGCACCATCCTGTTGCGTTATCAAAGAATAATGTACTGTAAGTCTAGGCTCTTGCTGAGAGTAATCAAAACATCCCCAGTGTTTTCCTTCCTCTGGTATAAATAATGAACGTATTAGATTACCTATCATAGGATCTCTAGCTGGCACTTGTTGTAAGTTTGGATTACTACAACTAAACCTTCCCGTAACCGTGCCTCCGCTATCTGATCTGAGTGGGTGTAGCTCACCGTGTATCCTACCGTCAACTAAATGACCTAATATCATTTTATCTATAAACGTAGTACGAGCCTTATTTAGTTTTCTAGCCTGAGCGATAGCCATAGGTAATTTATGATCATGAGCCTCTAGCCAGTTAGCTACAAAACTTGGTGCTTGAGTTTTAGGGGTTTTAGGATAATCTAGCCCTGCCCTATCAAACACTTGTGCTAATGACTGTGCTGCCCATAAGTCTGGTTCTATACCATACCAACCCTTAACCTCTTTGATTATTTTATCTTCGTCTTGCTTTAATTGTTTCTTTACCTGCTGTGCTTTATCAATATCTATCCGCACACCCTTCATCCTCATGTCTATAAGCACAGGTAATAATCCACGCTCTAAGTTATAAATATCAGTTATGTTTTCCTCACTGATACCTCTTTTTAATATCTGCCATAGCCTGTATGTAAGGTCGGCATCTTGCTCAGCATACATACCTACATACTCTGGTGCTAATTTATACATTTCAGATTTAGCATCAACACCGAATATCTGTGCAGCTTCTGTGAGCATAGTTTCATCTTTTATTTCACCGAGATACATTTTACCTAAACTGTTAAGTGAGTAACTGTACTCATTTTCATTTAGTAACGGAGCAGCCATCATAGTATCGTGTACCTCACCGTTGATTCTATAACCTTCTGCTTTGAGCCAACCTACATCGTACTGAGCGTTATGAAATATTTTAGAGTTAGGAGCGTCTAACTGTTTCTGTAACCACTTACGAACCACATTTTTATCTAAGTTTGCACCGTTACTATGAGCCACAGGAAAGTATCCTTTCCAACCCTCAGTAGCTATAGCTATACCTATAATGTGTCCTCTATCTCTACCAGCCCACCCTGGACCATGTGTAGTAAGCCACGGATCACAAGTTTCTAAGTCTATGGCTATCTCTTTCTGGTTTGTTAAATCAGGGAAAGAAGTGGGTGGTCGCCAATCTGTTTCTGGCTTTAAAAAATCCATTATCATTTGTGTCATTTTATACCCTTCTATCTAGCCACTCAAAACATGCCCTACGCCAATCTGTAGCAGCACAGCTTTGTATTTCTATTATAGCTTCTTCCGTTTTACCTAGCCTGTGTAACCAGAAAGCATCTTGCATTGGCACAGCTACCTCTGTAAAAAACCTATCATTAAACTTGACGTCTTCAAAAGGTACTCTATCTAGAAAGTTGACTAAATCAATGTCCCATAACTCTGGGCTTACATTTATCAAAGGGTACGGTGAGACCTCTCCTGTTACATATGGATTATTTTTCATAGCAGTCCTTTGCGTATAAAAATCTAGAGCGTCTCTACTAATTAATTGGTCTAATAATTTTTTAAATAAATCTTCATACGCATGAAAGTTATCACTAATCTGATAATATCTACCCACAGGAATACCTATGTTAGCTGCCATGTATTCATGTAGCATAGACATATGCACTGCGTTAGCACCGTAAGCTCCCCATATAATATCGTTTGACCTATTACTGACTGTCATCTGTAGACACCCTGTAGTGTCTTCTTTAAAATATATAGAGGTATTACAAGGCACATCTTTGCCGTCTCTACCTAAGTCATTATAAGCGTCCCACATCTGTAAAACAGAACGTCTATCTTCTCCGTCTTTCTTTAATCTTTCTATGATGACCTTTAGTTGATCAAAACCGAAGTAGTACCGCCATCTCCAACCGTATGCCCCCCAAAGTATTTTACCATCATCACTGTAGTTCTCCATATTTTTAGCGTAGTATTTTACAAACTCTAAATCATTACGACCATCAAGCATCCATAAACTCTCCATAAAATGGAAAAATGGATTAGCGTCACGTTCCTCCCAGAATAAAACCCTTTCTTTAGGTCTTTCATAAACTGTGGTTACAGGAGTTCTAGCTTGATAAACTCTACCGTTTCTACTTTCATTTCTAAAATCTTCTGTATGTAATAAATCCATACCACGTACTAAAGCATCGTGTACGTTTCTTACCTCAAGAACCTGCATTTTCTACTCCTTCTTTATATGCTTTTTTCCAACCTATGATTACATCTTTACGTGGTAAACCATTCCATGCAGTTTTAGTTTGCTTTTCTACTACTTTTACGCAGGTGGGGTGAAGGTCATGTAGCCTTTGAGCCCCCTCATTATGTACGTCAATAGTTCTCCACTCACTACAGCCACCGTCAGCGTTAGAAGACTTTTGACCTTGAGCATAATAAAAACTTACTTTACATGCTTTACCCCTTCTAAGTAATTGTAAGGCTATATCAAAATCCTCCATGACTCTAGTTCTGCCCCACTCAACATCACTAGGAAACTCTTCTAAGTTATACCCTAGAACTCTCATGTACCTTGTATTTTCTACTGATAAACTTTCTACCCTATTATTACCCTCTCTGGCACTTACACCCACATGAGCATAACCTTGATCCATCCATTCATCAAGTAATCCAAATAAAGCAGGATACTCTTCTGATTCAAGATACCTAAGATGCCAGTCAGTTGGACTTTTACGAATATAAAAACGTAAGTCATCGTCTAACATAATTATACGTGGGTCGTCTGTATTTTCTACTATGTATTTACGCTTTGGACCTATACCGATACAGTCCTCAGGCACTACCATCTTAGCTGTATCTGGGTATTTATCATATTGATCTTTTTCGTCTTCGTCTATAACTAAGACTACCTGACCATTAGTTTGCATATCTTTAGGAAACCATTTAAGTGTTTCTTGGTTTTTAGGTCTGCCTCTTGTTGGTATATATATTTTCATTTTGTACCTGTACTCCCGAACCCACCTATACTGCGCATAGTGATACCACTAAAATCTAACACAGGTTGCCACATTACCTGAACCACAGGCACTATAACTAACTGAGCTATCCTCTGTCCTTTTTCAATAAGCATGCCTGTCTCCCCGTTATTAGTTAGTGGAACCATTAACTCACCTTGATAGTCTGCATCAATAATTCCTAAAGTATTGGTTAAGTGTATCTTTTTAATACCTAGACTAGAACGAGGCACAAGCAAGCCACAAAGCTCAAAGTCTCCTAAGTACATAGCTAACCCTGTGCGGTATGTATGAGACTCTCCTGGAGTTAACTCATAGTCTTCTGCTGACCGTAAGTCTAAACCAGCTGAGCCTACAGTGGCATACTCGGGGAGTATGTGTGGGTCAGTATGGTCAAATAAACTTGGGTCTATTATTTTAATCTCTACTTTCTTCATAGTTATCCTCTCTTTTTTCTTTAGTTATAAATCTTGATGTATAATCCTCTACTAATATTAAGTATCTCCTTAAATCACGTATGTCGTCTAATATGCCTGTATCTGTAGGATCTTTAGCTATAGCTGAAAATATATCGTAGCCTTCTTTATGGGTTTGATTCTCTATCCTATCCCATTTACGTGCTAACATCATAAAAGCTCCCACGCCTCCACGCTTACGCCAACTATCTCCGTAGCTTTTTTCAGCTTCTACTAGCTCACGCACGTCGTCCTCAACTAAGTTAAATAAATCTCTTGAGTCTACAGCCATTTAGTTTCTCCTGTATATTTAAATTTTGCTCTAGGTCTGCCTTCTCCTAAACGCACCCTTTCATATTTATCGTACTCACATAGGCAGTGCTCTATCTCCCTCATCTCTAATGTAGGTAAAAAACTTCCTGCATATATACTAGCGTGATCTAATAACTCCCTCATCTCTGTCGTTAGTTGGTCTGGTTTTATAGTTTGCTCTAGTGGTCTACCGTGTATTCTATTTAAGCCACGTTTAGCTCCTGGACCAGCATTAGCCCAAGTCATAATATCATCAGCGTTTTCTAAATATTTACTGTGTCGTAGGTCAGTTACTACCTCATAAGCCATAAAGCCACTAAATCCAGGATATGGTAAATACTTTTTCCAAGTCTCCTCAAGTGAGTACGGTAATATCTGAGGAGGTGATTCATATAGTGGGGTAAGTATTTTATCTATAGTTTGTTCAACCTTTGTACCACCTAACGTGCCTGTCAACATATAAGCACCTGTGTACACTTTTTCTTTTCTATCTAACCTACCTTGCATGATAGCTTTTACACGTTCAGGGTTCCAGTGCTCAGGAAAACCTATCTCTTGTAAAGTATCTGGCCAGTTTATTTGACGAGCCACAGCCATAGCGAAAGGTAAATTAGGGTGGTCAGCATAAGGCTCTTTCCAGTTCTCACGTATCCATACAGTAACCTTATCTAACTCACGATAAACATTACAGAAACTATAGGTCTGTAATATCTCATCCTCTGTCCACGGAAAGGCTTCTCCTATACTACGTTTTAAATAGATAGCATGCCTTTCATTAATATAGTTATAAAAACCGTCTACACTTGAAACCATTCTGGTACCTCACGTTTAGTCCACTTAGCAAAGCCACTTTTCTCCCCTATATAGTAATTACGATAAGCAGATATAGGATCACTCAATACTTTATACTCATCAGGCATACACTGTGGATGTTGTTGCAAGCCTTTACTTTTTATGAGTGGAGGAAATAATTCATTAATGACTTCTATTGATTTATGACTAGCTGACCTACCGTACCGCCAGCAAAACTCCTCATTTAAATAAATAGCTAATTCTTTTAACCAAAGCCAATTATCAAGACTCTCCCCAGCCCATATAGTACAAGGGTGTTTAGCGTGTACAGGCTTATAAGGAGCGTTTTGACCGTTAGTCCAAAGGCTTGTACAAAGCATTTGAGCTGACTCTAATATCATTTTAGATACATGCTTATCACAGTGCGTTTGAGCACAAAGTTGAGGAGTCGTATCTAATTTAAATATATTCACGTTATTTATTTTACTTTACAAGTAAAGGGAAAGTATAGGATTATTCATAAAATTTATATCAAATACCTGTCCTAAAAGTTAAATTTATTCTTTCACCAGCTTCTTGTGAGGGCAGTATAGCATGGGTACTACTCATCTGTGATTCTCCATCAAATATATACACATCACCATCATTAAGTAAGTATGTTTTTTGTAGTGACCACTCTTCGTTTATATTCACTTCGCTTGTGTTAGTGTGTTCTTTTATATCGTATCTATATTGATTCCACTCCATGTATCTTGGGGCACCGTAAGAAACACCTAATACTAAATCTTTTTTCGTAGGCACAGTATCTGAGTGATGCGGTATTGATACACTACCGTCTTTATAAAGTCCACAGAGGCAAAAATTAAACTTAATAACCTGATCTAACTGTTTAAAAACTATAAACTCTGCTGCCTGTTTTAAAATTTCCATAGACAAAGTCCATGGTTCAGGTTTGTACGTTTTGCCTGCATACTCAAAGCATTTGGTGCCATAAGCTTTTGTAGGTCTACCCACTACTTTTTTACCGTTGAAGTTTCTTATAACAGGATCATCCCACTCATCTATACTTGGGTCATATTCTGTTAATGCTTGTTTTATAATCTTTATCATACAAATAAAAACTCCTTACGAGTTTTACCTCGCACTATGTGTAAGTTCTCTTTAGTTCTAGTAACACCTACATAAAAAGCCCTACACTCATTATCAGGGTTTGTGTACAGCTCCTCCCAAGTTTTATTAGCTAGGTCTGTAAGTAATACCACATTATCAGACTCACCGCCTTTAGCAGCATGTATAGTGTTGAGTTTTATTTTAGAAGATAATAGTTTTTCACCCCTCCTCAAACAAGATATTACATATTCACGTTGGGTATTGCCTATAGAGTCAAAGCACTCATGCCAAACACAATCAACCAATAATCCATAATCCTTCTTTAAATTATTAATATTTAATGTTGTGCTATCTAATACAGTTTTTAAAGTTTTATAACCTCTTTTTACACCTTTATCAACCCTCATATAACCATATATTTTTCTTATCCTACCAGCTTCTATTTCTCCACCTTCTCTTAGTATTTCCCAGTCTTTGATAGCAGATATTAAGTTTTCTGACACAGAAGATTTACCCCCTTTTTGATAGATCCTACCTTTAAGTTTTAAATATTCCTCTACTTGATTGAGTAGATAATTATTCCTAGCTAAAAATAACCAATCACCTTTATCAATATCTACATGCTCAAAACTTGTATGGTGCATTACAGAGCCTTCGTTCTGTTTAGGCTCCCACACTTTTTCTTTTCTATTACCGATACGTTTAACCACGGACAAGGCTACATCATGAACCTTTCTGGGCACACGGTATGATTGTTTTAGGTATTGAGTTTTACCTTTTAAATCTATAAACTGCTCTACGTCTGCACCTGCCCAACGATATATGGCTTGATCATCATCTCCAGCTATGTATACTTCTTCTACACCCTCCGCTAGTTTCTTTACACACTCCCACTGTAAAGCAGATAGGTCTTGTGCTTCATCAACTATAAGTACATCTAACATAGGCTTACCCTCTGACTGCAGAAATAATTCTAGCATATCTGTGTAGTCGATTAAAAAGTTACCTTCTTTATACTTAGAATAGTTTTTTACAAACCAATCAAAATGCATCCATGATATATTAGTGCCTGCTTGATTCCACTGCTCCCTGTGTCCTACGCACCTATTACGAGCCATGTTTTCTATAAATAACATCGTATCACCTTTACTCTTTAACGACATTAAATTTTCACCATCCCAAGCAGAGTTTATTCTTTCACCTATAGTTTTACTAAAGTCTCTTAAATTACTACGAGCCATAACATCGCTTCTCGTAAGACCTAGCCAATGATAACACAAAGAATGAAGTGTTCTAAAATAAACTAATTCTTTAGGTTCAAACTCAAACTTATCTACCGCTCTTACTAGGGCTTCGTTTGCTGCTTTTTTAGTAAACGCAACATAACCTAGTTTATCTGGCTTTACACCTGCTTCTAAAAACTGTTCTACCTTATTTAATAGGTAAGTAGTTTTTCCTGTTCCAGGAGGTCCAAGCACCACGTTCCACATCATATATCACTATCGTCAAAGTTTTTAACATCAAGTAAGTCATCATCTCTATAACTAAACTCATCTATATACCAAACATTCGTACCCCTCCCCTTAATATTCCAGAAGTGATGTTTAGCGTTTAAGTCTCTTAATTTAGAAGCTATACGGTTAGTCTCCATATCGGTAAACCTGTGCTTAGTAAGATAGTCTTTTAAATCTTTTATTCTAAAATAGGTTTTACCTTCTTCTGTCCACGGTTTACCTAGTAGTATTTCATCTCTAGTATTTGCTTGTGCCATATCTGTACAGAAAGATTCTAGTAACTCCATAAATTGACCTTCAATAGTTACGTCCTCACTTACCTCAATAATCTCCATACCACTATCCATTAAGTTTTGTATTAAGGTTTGCCAAGCCCTATCATTCATTTTAGGTGGCATCATATTTAATATTTCCATACACGCTCGTTGAAACTTGAGTTGATTCTGAAGTTGTTCAGTATTTAATTCTAAACGTTTATCATTAATGGATAAAAACCAGAGCGGTGGTTTAGTGTCTAGTTTAGATAAACTAGAAAACGTTGGGGTATTATTACCACCACCAACCCCGTACTTACATCCACGACACTTAGCCACATTACAGTAAGATTTTATAGGCTCATCACTACACTTATAGTTATATTCTTTTTTCTTTAACGTACTGATTAAAGTTAATACTTCTTGGGCAGGTAAGGGTGGTTGTAAATATTTACGGTTATATTCCTCTATCTCCAGTTCCCAGTTCTCAGGGCTTGACTTTTTAAGATATACCCCTACATTAAATAATCCATTATTGCGTGTACCCTCAGGGAACCCTTGCTTGAGTAAAACCTGTAGACACGGTGGACCATCTTTTATATCATCTAATACTGGCACCTCTAATGATACTAACTGTTCATGAGTTATCATTCTTTCTTCTATAAACAGTATGAAATTAGTAAGTGATAACGCTCCCCCTTTTGAATCAAAAGCGTACCTCATTGACTCATCTCCCTCAAAGTAAGGCATATTTAGCCAGCTACCTATATCTCCACGGTCTACTAAAACCTCTCTTTGTTTAGGGAATATCTCTACACCACCATACCCCAGCCCTGCTGATATCTCTCTTAATTTATCTTGCATATCTGCGGCAGGTGCTTTTTCTTTTAAAAAGCAGTAAACGTGTGCACCGCCACTTTTACTTCTACAAACTACTAAGGGCAGTTTAAATTCTTCTATTTTAGCTACTAACTTTTCTAAGTTGAGTGAGTATATATCTATGTCTATGGCTCCCCACTTGACTAGATTATCCTCGTCTATGGGTATAATGCCTAACCCTTGCTCACCATCTAAATGTTTTTGCCAGTGCTTAGAATCAGCACCAACTGTTTTTACGGTCTTTGCTTTACCGTTAGTTTTTTGACCTAATATACTGTTTTCTACAATAAACGTACCGTGAGCTCTTCCTGAGCCATGAAAAATCTGATTTAATTTTTCTGCTATCTGCAACGGTCGCACCTATATTGAGGTGGGGGCGAACCCCCACCCAAGTTATTATCAAATTAAAATGGAGCTTCTGACGGATCAGTTGAGAACCCACTTGTATTATCAAAATTTACAGTACTAGCAAACTGTTTAGCTGCATCGTATAAATGCATCTCCCCTTCACCCAGTACCCCCAAGTTTTCTATAACCCAACCATACCAGCTACCACGGTCGTTAGACTCAGGCACTGTAGTTAGTCTATATTTATGACTGTAAGAAGGTGGGGTAAATACATTACCGTTACCAGACTTGACTTTTAAACTCGCCATGAGTGAGTTCCAAGTTCTAGACTTCTTTAATTGTGTACCAGCCATAGGTATCATAACTTGTTGAAAAGAGTCACCATCTACAGTCAACACATAATGTGTAGCTGACGTTTGTATATAGTTACCATTTTCTAACACGTCTGCTCCCTGTTTATCCTTAGTAGTTTTACTTAGAATATCAGGGTCAGTGTGTTGACTTATTAAACCACCACCGCTTTCACGAGGTTGCCACTCAAGAAACATACGCTTGTATAAAACAGGTATAACTATACAACCTTCTGTGCTAGGAAATACTTGACCTGTTACAGTGTTGGTTATATCACCAGCCTCTGCACCTTCAATATATTTACCGTCTGCCTTTGACACTTCTGGGCTTAAAGCTTGAAGTATTTTTAAGCGAGGTATAGTTAAATCTTCAGCAGTTATATTTTCTAAACCACCACCAGCGTCTTCCTCGAAAATAGAAGCAGAGGCTAAAGCTGTATTTTTCTTTTCCGCTATTTCATTTTTCTCAGTTACTTTTTCATTTTTATCTGTCATTTTTTCACCTTTATTTTTTGACCTACATAAACGTTAAAGGTTTCTAAAGGGAGGTCTGTACCTTTTTCTACCTGCTCTTTAACTACTGCTTTTAAGGTCATAGGCTCAACCCACTTCTTTTGAACCAGATCATGCCCTTCGCTTTCTAAGTTAGTCATAAGAGTTTTTGCAGCATCATCCTCACCTCTACCGAAGTTAGCCGATACTGTATTTTTGATTACATCCCCTAAACCGTTATTCTCAAGCCAATGAAAGCAAGCATCACGGTTATCGGGAGTAATCCTCGCAGAGTAGTACGTCTGCACTGACATGCTAGTACCGTCTGCTAATTTAAATTCACTGACTCCTAACTCCTGTAATTTATTAGGTAAGGTATCCTCACTTAATTTACGGTAATCAGTTTTCAGGTTTTTTAAATGTTCTTCTTGTATTTGTATTTTTTCTTCTAGGTCTGCTAGTTGTCTACCTAGTTCACTTATATTATCTAAGTCATCAACCTTTATATCAGGTTGTGTATCTTTTTCCATTTTATCTAGTATGCTCATATTTCCACCTCCACAGGGTAATAAGTATATTCACGGTTGTCCCATTTAAGAAATTTAACTTTACCACGGTTATAATCTGCTGCTACTGCTGTGCATATACCTATAACCGCAGGATCCCCTATTAATAATAGGTGGTCTTGATCATTGTAATAACGTAATTCTTTTTTAATTATTGATACTGCCTCTTTAGTATCAAACATAAGATTAGTTTTTTCAGGTAAGATAAATTTAAAGTCTCCATACTTACTAGCTGAGACTATATTTTTCTTTTCGTCAGGTTGCTGGGCGACGTAAACTGTAGGATTATTCATGCTCTTGTTTCTTATTTCTTAATACCCTTCGATTTTAACTCTAAAAAAGTTTTAGGTAAAGCATTAAAGGGTGACGATGTGTAGTCCTGACTACTTTAAGGCAGCACCGCCACTACCCATCTACTACTACCCTATTATTATAGGTAATTTTTAAAAGTATAAATAGGACGCATGCTTAAATATTTAAAAACAGGTAATAACTCAATAGGGTTTAACTATAAAAGCCCATACAGTGCGTCTTTGGAGGGTTATTGAGGAAGCTATTGAGGGGTTATTAGCTTTATTTAAACAATAATGCTAAAACGTGTATTTATTTTTTATACTTAATATAAGATACTTATAAACACATATATAAGAAACGAGAAACATGACTGAGTTTTTATTTAAAACTAACCCCTATCAACATCAACTAGAAGCACTAGAAGCTTCTTGTCAAAAAGAAAAGTTTGCTTTATTTATGGAGATGGGTTGTGGTAAATCAAAAGTTGTTATAGATAACTTTATACACCTATACAGAGAACAAAAAATAAATGGTGTGTTAATACTTGCGCCTAAAGGTGTGTACGATAATTGGTACAGTAAAGAAATACCAAGCCACGCACCAGATGAGATAGAACTTCATTCAGTAAAATGGTCAAACGCTAATACACAAAAGAATAAAAAACTATTAGCCACATTATTAGAAGAACCAGAAAGGCTTAACATATTAATTATGAACATAGAAGCTATAAGCACTAAAAAAGGTACAGAGTTTGCTACAGAGTTTTTATCAAAAAGATCTTGTATGTTTATAGTAGATGAAAGCACAACAATAAAAAACCATAAAGCGAAGAGAACCATAAATGCCATACGTCTAGGGGTTTATGCAAAATATAAAAGAATATTAACAGGTAGTCCTGTAACTAAAAGTCCTCTAGATTTATATAGTCAAGCAAACTTTTTAGATCCTAGATTATTAGGGTTTCAAAGCTATTATTCATTTAGGGCAAGATATGCTAATTTAGTAGAAAGATCAGCTAACGGTAGGACGTTCAAACAGGTATTAGGGTACAAGAACTTGACAGAACTGAACGAGAGTCTCCTTAAATTTAGCTCTAGAGTGTTAAAAAAGGACTGTTTAGAGTTACCCGATAAAGTGTACCTCAAAAGAATAATAGAGATGAGTGATGAACAAAAACGTGTTTACAAAGATTTACAAAAGTTAGCTAGAGCATCTTTAGGTGAAAGCACAGTAACCATAACACATTTAATTACACAAATAATAAGGCTACATCAAGTGTCTTGTGGTTTCGTAGGCACAGACGATGGGGGTGTAAAAGAGCTACCTAATCAAAGGTTGTCAGAGCTACTTGAAATATTAGAAGAGACAGACGGTAAAGTAATTATATGGGCAAACTACAGACACGACATACAAAAGATACAAGATGAATTAACAAAGACATACGGTTCAAACTCTGTGGGTGCGTATCATGGAGACGTTGATCAAGATAGAAGGGCAGAAGTTATCAATGAGTTTCAAAACCCTGACAGTCCGTTGAGATTTTTTGTAGGTAATACACAGACAGGTGGTTACGGTATAACACTCACCGCAGCAAGCACAGTTATCTACTACAGTAATAATTATGATCTAGAAAAAAGATTACAATCAGAGGATCGTGCACACCGTATAGGTCAAACAAATAAAGTTACTTATATTGATATAGTCTGTAAAAATACAGTAGATGAAAGAATAGTAAAATCATTACGTTTAAAACAAAACATAGCCCAAACTGTATTGGGTGAAGAAAAATGGAAAGATTGGTTAGCTTAACGCTGACTCATAAAATCCATATCAGGTGTAACCCTAGCCATCTTCATAGCAGGCATAGTAACAGGTTGTATATCAGGAACTACAGCAAACTGCGGAGCTAGAGGGGTTATAGGAGTTACAGGAAGGGTAGCCACAGGAAAATCAGTAATCTGAGGGATTTGATAAGGAATGTCTGGTACAGGTACGGAAGCTATACCACTACCCATAGTTACTCCTGTAGGTAAGTTATCTAATATTTCTTGTATGTCTATATTACCTATCTCTGGTTCAAACACCACACCTGGAGAAGTAGTTGTTGGTGGTTCAAATACCACACCTGGAGGAGCAGGTGTTCCTGGACCAGTAGGTAGTCCTAAGTCAGCACCAGTAACAGGAAAAGCTTTAGGTGGTGGAGGAGCGGGAGGTGCTAGAAAACTTCTGAATGTTTGTCGTTGCATCCCCATAAGTTTTCTCATATCTTCTTGATTTCCAGGATCTGTTCTGGGTGGTCTTATAAGAGCTTCTATACCTGTGGGGGCAGGTTTAGATTCCGACAAAGAATCTAAGAATGCTTCATACATTCTGCCAACAGTGCCAGAACTAAATATTGAACCATCGCTGGCTCTATACATGTCCATTGTTCCTATACCGCCTTCGTCTTGAAACTTTTTGTACATTGGTGAATTATAGAAAGCTTCTAGATTAGGATTTTTTTCTCTTTTACGTCTTGTTGTACCGCCTAATAAAGATCTCAAACCTTTTGATTCTGTAGGCAGTCTTTCTATACTCACACTTTGATCTTGCATATCTATCTGATCTTGTATGCCTTTCTTTAAATTTTTAAAAAACCCCATTTTATTCTCCGTAACCGTATTTTAATTTTACTCTACCACCTGTGTTCATACCTGCTGGTCTTTGGAATCCTGGACCAAATCTTACAGTGTCTTCTGGAGTGACATCAGTAGTCGGTTCTTCTTCCTCTACACTTTCTCTATAGTATATCCTACCGAGTGCTCTCACTAAACTTTTTACCGCAGGACTTTTGAATACTTTATCACTTGTAATTGCTTCATACATCTTATCAGGGTTAGATAATAATTCAATAGTTTTAAAATCTTTTCTTCCTGTGAGTATACGCTTAGCAGCAGTCATCACACGTCCTGGAGTAGTGAATAACCCTACATAAGCACGAGCTAAAGAGTTAAGTGCGTCAAGAGTAGGATCGTCAGCCTTTTTTACAGCTGATACTCTAGGATCATCAAAAGCTCTGAGTCTTTTAGCGATATCACCTAATTGTTCAGTAAATTTATCACCGAACCACACTTCTAAATTATCTTTATTATTGTTTATGTAATCTTGTAGTTGAGTACCATCATAAACTTTTTGATTAAGCGTTCCTCTTTTTTGTGTTTTTTCTTGTATATCTTTAAATATGTATGATTTATAAGCGTTTAATAAATCTTTACTACCACTATTATTAAGAGCGTCAAATACTTCTTTAGTGGCAGTTATTTTTCCAGGACTCCATGTATTTTTAAATAAATCTTCAGGTGATTTATAATTCCTAGCCACATCTGCTAAATTTGTATTTTTTTCTATGAGTTCTTTTGCTCTTTTTAGTTCTAAATCTCTTTGTTTAAATGTATTTATAAATTGTTCAGCGTTAGTAAATTCTTGTATCTCGTCTTCATTAAAAAACTTTTTGATAATGTTGTCATTTTTAGCCATGAATGTTTCATGAGCTCTAGGTGTTTTAGGTCTCATAACACCACCCACAGTTTCTACTACCTCATCCATGTATGCGTTGCGTATGCCACCCTTTAAACCCAGTAATCCTGCTGTGTTTTCGGGGTCAAATAATATATCGTCTATAAATCCAGGAGATGTAAGAGTTCCGTCACCTTGTGGAGTAATATTATTTCTTAAAAAAGTAACAAAGCCATTATATGCAGTTTTATCACCTTGTCTATATAGATCATTACTGACTGATTGTAAATTAAGTAGTCTTTTTATTTGATCATTATTAAAAGTTTCCATCTTTTGTCTATACAGATTCTCAGCTTCTATAAACCCTTTATAGGCTTCTGGACTACCACGATCTTTTAATGTTTTAGCTCGTATACTTTCTAAAACTTTTCTAAAATTTACCAGCTCGTCTACGTTGTTACCCATAGCTACGTTCTGCCTGATAATACTTCTCAAGTTAGATAAGTCTTGCGTAAATACTGTATCTGATTTTTTAGTGCCTTTTTCTATACTCTCAAGTATACCGTTCACTATCTTTTTATCTTGTGGATTAGCAAAGGCTTGTGCGTCTAATATATTTTTAAACCTCTGTGCAGGTTTTTTAAGTGTGCTATAATCATAAGCTTTTTCATTAGGTTTGAAGTTAGCTAGTTGTTTAGCATTTTCGTATGCTTCATCAACTGATTTTATAGCTGAATCTTCTGCAGCAGAAAATGTGCTCCTTATCTGTGCACCAGCTGTAGCTGGGTCTAGTGAACCATCAGCTATGCCTCTAAATATATTATCAGATTCTACACCTAATTCTATTATGTCTCTTTCTGCTTGAACCAATTTAGGGCTAGTCTCTATAGTTTCTTGTGCTATTTCTCTTATTTGTTCACCTCTTGCAGCTCTAGTTGCAGCACCAGCTTCTTCTTCTACTAAATCACGTGTTATACCCTGTGCTTCAAAAGGTTGTGGAACTAAATCTCTTCCTGCTTGTTCTTGTGCTGTATAGATATCTCTTAATGCTTGAGCTTGCGGATCTTCTGTCTCTGCTATGTTTCTTAATCCAGCTTCTAAACCTTCTGCTGGAGAAGTCACCTCTACACCTTCATCTGCAGCTCTTATCACTACTTGAGGTGCAGTCATAGCAGCAGTGTCTTCGCCTGCTTGTTTAAGTGTTTCAAATGATTTTAAAAATTCTTCTTCTTTTAATAATGTATCTGGCACTTTAGCGACACCCATAGCAAGTTTTACTAATTTAAATACAGGTATAGCACCTATGCCGAATAATGCTGTCATATTAGCTTCTTTCATAGCCTGCCCTGTCATGTCGTAATCTTCTGGTAAATAGCCTTGCTCTTTTAGATAATTTAAATTATTTAATCTCCATACAAAAGTTGCTACAGTTTCACCAGCTACTGCACCAGCACCTATACCTAATGGACTTCCACCTGTCATTGCCCCACCAGCTATCCCGCCACCTATACCTGCGGTTATTTCTGCAGCGAGAGGCTCTACAAAGGCTAAAAAATCGCCTTTATTGAGTCCTGGAGGGTTAATTACAGTGGGCTGGTTATTATTTAGAGGGTCGTTAAAAATTAACTCTCTTGTGTTAGGTTCTATCCTTACGTCATAGTCGTAAGTTCTAGGTATATTATAATCTTCTGCGTAGTTTTTCTGTAAAACTCTTGTTACATAATTAGGATCTACTCTTATATCTGGTGGTAGCAGTTCTATTTGTCGGATAGTGTCACCTTGCGCACCTCCTGTAAAATCTACCCCTGTGTACTCAGCCCTTGTTTGTGGTTCTGCTCTAGAGAGGTATGTTTCTACAAAGTATGGATCATCAGCTAGTATGCCTTTTTTAATAGCGTCATCCATGGCTTTTTTATTTTTCATATAATCTACCACAGGTGCAAACTGACTCATGCTTTTAGTAGGCTCTGGTGCTTGATAACCAAACTCAGCTAGTTTTTGTTGATCTAGTTGTAATGCTGCTTGTGTTTGTGCTACTCCTGGATTTACGAGTAGACCAGCTTCATACTCATCAAGCATTTTATCTAAATCTATTACGTCATTCTGTGCCATTATTGATTTAGTTGTTTTTGTATGTAATCTCTTATGGGATCAAAGTCGCTTCCTAGAGTTTCTCGTATTGTTGTTAAATACCCTAGTTGTGAGTTTTGATCACCTTTACTTAAATACTCTACATATATGTCGTGTATTGTTTGATTACCATACCCAGAACGTTCACCACCTCCAGGAAGCACGGTTACTGATTGAGCATCTGTGTTAGCTGGTATATAGTTAGCATCTCTATATGCGTTAGGACTTGTCTTGAGTTGTGCCTTTAGTTCTTCTATAGTGTATGGTGCGTCTCTAAATGGTTTAGAAGCATTATCTGTTGCCCTTACGTCACCGAACTGTTCTTCTATAAATGAGATTCTTGTTCCATCTGGCTTTGTAGTGCCCATAGCATATTTAAGTTCATTATCCAAAGCTATCTCATGTTTATTTATAACAGATAATGTTAAATCATCCACTAAAGTTAAAAACTCTTTTGCAGAAGTAGCGAAAGCACCAGCTCTTTGTAGATATCTTTCCATATCTTTGTCTGATATATCACGGCTTTTTTGATTATCTGTAGCAGCACTTTGTAAAGCTAGTGTTAATACTAAACTGTTAACTCTTTTTCTTGATAAACCTGAGTTAAGTAAAAATTTACCTAAATTACTGTTTGCTATTTGGTCATCAAATTGTTTTGCGTACTTATCAAAAGTTTCTATTCCTTCTCCTGGATCTAGTACACCGTTACCATTAGCATCTGTGTAAAGGTTGTATCCTTGTTCTTTATCTGTAAATATAGTTTTTAATTGATCAACTTCGTCAATAACTCGTTTACCAATAGTTGTTAAACCACCAGCAGTACCGAATGTTAGTGGAGCATTATTTTTTTCAGCTTCGTTAAATAGATCTACTATACTTTGACGTGTTTTAATTACTTGGTTTCTAGTTGTGTCGTTTTGTATTAAAAACTGTTGCACTCGTTTTCTTTCTTTACCTGCTAAACTTGCAGTCAAAGCAGATCCATCTCCTTTTACTAATATAGGTTCACCATTAGTTCCAAGAACCACCATGTTTTCTTCACCCACAGGAGCGTATAGCTCTCTACCTCTAGGCGACATTAGTTCTTGTGTAGAAACAAAAGTGGGTAAACCTGTAGCTTTTTCTATAGCGGATTTTATGCTTGCTGTTCCTACAGGTGCAGCTAAGATTCCTGGATTTTCATTTAAAAAGTTTTCTAATTCAACTTCTGACATCATCATTGATTTACCGTTGACCATGTACAGCTTTTTACCTTTTGTTAAATTACCCTTTCTAACGATAAAACCTTCTGCTTGTTTATTTACAGCACCTGCTGAGGTAAGTATTTCAGTTCTAGCTGGTGCGTTATTATCTGGCTGACCGTCTTTATTTTCATCAACAAATAAAGTGTACTCTTCTGTATTTCCGTCTGCTGCTGTCCAAGGCTCAACTCTGTTTCCTCTTCTAGATACAGTATTTGCTTCTTCGTCTGTATAATACACAGGGTTAGCTTGATCATTTAATTTATATGGACTTCTATTAGCAGTCTTCAAAGCTCTTTCTAAAGCTTTTTGTTCTTTGACATCAGCTAAATACAGTTGCATAGCAAACTGATTTATATTTTGTTGTTGCTGTATATCTAAACCTGTAAGAGTTTTTTCAAAATCTCTTTCCCCTTTTCTTTTTGTTATAGCATATTTAGATAGTGCTGATGATAATGCTGTTCCCCAGCTTTCACCTTTCTCACCAGCTTGTATAAGTGCTGCACCTGCAACTAAAAAAGGTAAGCCTTCATCTGGTTTAGTTATAAGTTTTTTAATGTCATCTACATTATAAAATTGTGCTGCTGCGTCTTTATAAACCTGTAGTCTTTCTTTTGGGTCTAGTGTGTCATTTATCTCAGTCATAGCGTTGAAGGTTTGTAACGCTTCACTGTCATCTGCTCCTCTTGAGCCAGCACCTGCTGCAGAAGCCATCACCACTTTTTTAGTAGGATCATTTTCAGCATCTAATGCTTCTGCTTCTTCTTCACTTAGGTCTAAATTTAAATCTTCTAAACCAGATATTATGGCTCCCTCCGTCAAAAGACTTGTAGGAGGTAAATTAGGATCTATGTTAGTTTGTACTAAATCTGATATATTACCACCCTCTGCTACATAGTCGCTTAATTCTCTACTTTCATTATCTAATAAAGAATCTATACCTATGCCCTCTGGGGGTTGCTGTATGGCAGGTCTCTGTGGTTGTAACGTCATAGCCACTTGATCCTGTGGTATACCTGTTAATTGTGATATTTGATCTATAGCTAAACCACTACGAGCCAGCCTCATAACAGTTTGTTCAGGTGATTCATTAGCCATCACCATGTTTGTATTTTGATCTGTAACTACACCACCAAAAGGATTATTACGATCTCCTGTAATAGTAGTAACTCCTGGACCAATAAATGGACGGAAAGGGTATTTAGGCTCCATTATTTAGTAGCTCCATAAAGTGTGGCTGCTGTGCCTAAAGCTTGCATTAATGGGTTCGTATCATTACCTGTCATACCTGATTGTAAAGTAGTGCCTCCTAAAGCTGGGGCTAAACCACTTGCTAACCCTGCTGCTGCTCCGATAGTTTGCATAGGTAGATTATACTGACCTACAAAATTACCGAAGGCTAAGTCAAGACCTCTTTGATCTAATCCTTGTTGCATACCGCCCATACCTAGTAGTCTGTTAATATCTGTGCCTGCTAGTGAACTACCAAGTGAACCTAAACCTGCTAACTGTGATCCTGCTCCTAACCCTAATTGACCTAGATTTACTCCACCTGTTTGTATGTCTCTAGCACCACGACCAAGGATATTAGCTAAGTTACCACCTAAAGCACCTATACCGCCAGCAGTTCTACCTAATAGATTACCAAAGTTAGTTCCTAATCCAGCTAACGCTGTACCTATGCCTGCCTGTTGACCAGCTAAACGTCCTAACAAATTAGCTTGACCTGCTTGCCTTGCTTGTTGTGTTTCAAAAGCTGACTGTGCTCTACGTGCCGCATCACCAAAGCCTGCTGATCTTATAGCTCCTACTCTTTCTGCTGCACCTCTCGCTGCAGATTCTGCTAGTTCTTCACCGACTAATCTACTACGTGATCCACCGAAAGCACCAGAACCTATAGCACTAGCTCTTCTAGCTATATCACCTTGAGCTAAACCTTCACGCACATCTTTTAGTGTTTGTTGTACTACTTGATCTTCAAAAGGGTTGTAAAAACTTTCTATACCACTAGGGTCAAACATTCTAGTAGAGCCGAACCCTACATCTGCTGCTGTGCCTAAACCTCTGCCTGCACCTAATAGTTGACCTACTCCCATACCAGTTGCACGTCCTGCTATTCCTGGCACTCTACCTAATAAATCCATTCCAGCCATAGTGCTGGTTTCTCCCGCACGTATGGCATCTCCTATCAAACCTGTAGATGTATTAAAAGCATCTTCTGCGGTTCCTAATCCACCTGTTACGGCTTCTTGTGCACCTTGTATAAAAGGTTGATAACCACCTACACCTTGAGCAGTAAGACGGAAAGCTTCTTCCTGTGCTGGTGTAAACCCAGCTATACGTTGACCTGTGTATGTAAATGGGTTAGCACCAGCAACACCAAAGCCCATAATTTTATTCACTAAGTCTTGGTTTAATAGAGGTAATATTCCAGGAACATTCTGTCCAGGAACCCCAGCAAAAAACTGACCCAGCATATTAGGGGGTAGTGTTTCTGTTCTTTGATAACTTGTTGTCTCTGCCATTAAGCTCTCCCTATACCCATTTGTTTTGCTTTATTTTCGTTTTTCTCCATCATTGCGTAAAGTCTTTTTATTCCTGCTTCGTGGTCACCGTCACCTAAACCAGCTACAGCTTGTTTAGTCATAACAAACTCACCGTCTGCTAGTATTGCATTTACCGTGTCTGTATCACCAGCACCGTCAGGGTCTTCTATATCTCCACCGACTGCTCTCATATCCATTACACCGCCTTCATTAAATTCAGGAAACATCAGTTTACTATATTCTTCATCCCCTAAAGTTGCTCGTAAGTATGCAGCAGTAGCTGGGTCTAACATTCCGCTTGAGCTTATGCCTGTACCCATATAGGTGGGTGAACCTACTCCTACACCCTGAGTTCCGTATTGAGTGGGTAATACTGCTGGTCTAAGTGGATTCTGTAAGTAACCACCTTGTGCTCCACTCGGTCCAGGCATACGTGCGTTATTTTCTCCACCTTCAAGTCCGCCGAGTGCTGTCAAACCTACTAAACCTGCACCTACTTTACCCATACCGCTTAACGCATCATAACTATCACCTAATCCTGTAAATGCAAACTGTGAACCTGCTCCTGGCAGACCTGCACTCGCCCCACGTAACATTCCTGCACCTGATGCACCAATGTCTTGAAAGAAGCCACCTATAGTTCCTTGCGTACCTGATTGTATTGAAGAAACTGCTGGGTTGAGACTTCTAAACATACCTGCTTTGTTAAATGGGTTAAGTGAACCTAATCCACCACCACCTTTGACACCAAAACCAGCTGCAACATTACCTAACATGTAGCCTTGAGCAGCACCTTTTGCAGCACCTTTTAAATTACCCTCTTTTATACCGCCACCTATACCACCACCTATTGCTGCTCCTGCTGGTCCACCTATAGCAAAGCCTACCACCTGACCAATAGTTGGTGCTGCTTTTTTAATTGATTTACCTAACTTTTTAAAGAAACCAAACTCAGGTGCACCTGTTAGTGGGTTTATTGAGTTTTCAAAGTGTCCTACTTGGTATTGATAAGGATTAAGTTCATGACGCTCAAAAGCATCAAATAATTGTCTTTTTAGTACAGGGTCATCCGCTAAAGGTCTAGGTAAGACCATCTCTCCAGGTGTAAGGTGGCCAATCATATTGTCGCCATAGCGACCATGGATAGCTAATTCGTAACGTGCGTCTGCTAAACCTTCTAAACTTTCTAGCCCTGTAGTCTGCATAGTCCTTTGTTTAACTCCTGATTAGATTTAGTTTAACTAATTTGAACAAAGTTGTATATATCATAATGAAATACTCGTTGCTCCTGCTATTTTTAATGTAACTTCCCCTACTGAGCCAGTAGCTGATAAACCTTTATTTATTTTAGGTGTAGTAATAGTTATCCACTGATTGCCACTGTAAACTTCTAGTGACTCATTATTTGTGTTCCATACTAAACTTCCTGCATTAAACTGTGCTTGACCTTTAGTAGTATCATCTATTTGACGTATATTATCAGGGTCAAACTCTCCTAAGTTTATTTCTAATATTCTTACTAATCGATTAAATGTCTCTGAGTTGACTACCTCATCCATCTCTAATGGTAGTCTAGTGACTAACAACTTACTCATCTTCTACCGTCAGTCCTTACATCTAAACGTGTTGCTCCTAATCTCCAGCCTGTTGCTGTGTTTGCTGGCACATTATCATCATCAGATTCTATCCTTACTACAGCTTGTCTTGCTCTTGCTCTTACGTGTGATTGTTGAGTGCTACTACTGATAGCTGATGTGCTGTTTGTAGTTAATGTGTCTCCTGGAAAATTACGTGTCTTTAAAACTATATTTACTTGACCGCCACTACTGTTACTTAAAAAACGTATGTCAGGAATCATTCTATTTATAAAAGCAAACTGTTCTCCATCTCCTATATCAAAGTCGCTTGACTCAACAAAAACGTTAGTCATAGGACTTCCATCATCATCGTATCCTGTCTCATGTTCGTAAAGTAGCGAATCATTAGTAGCTCTAGGATAAGGTTCTACACCAGCGTCTAACCAAGCATATCTTCTCAGTTGTCCATAAGCCCAAACATTTTCTACATAATTATATATAACATATCTATCTATTTCATCAGAACTACCAGAGCAATAATACCAGCCCACTTCATCGTACTGAGTGTTAGTAAAAGCATGTGTTTTGAAAGCTTGACTTGAATTAAAATCGTCGAATACATAACTTAGTATGCTGCATGGCACTTTCCTTACAGAACCTGTGTAAACGTAAAAATTGTCATAACCCATCCAATAAACACCACTGGGTGCAGTAACTGCTGCTTTAGGTGCCACTAAACCTGTATTTTCATTAATTAAATTTACACCAAACGTGAACGGTGGTCCAATAAACTGCATGCTATAAAGAGCTGTATCAGTCCATATTAGTATCTCTTGCCTAGATTTTACAGCACCAATAATACTACTACCAGAGGATAACCTTAGTTCTCCTGCTGTGTTTGTGCTTCTTGGATCAAAATCTAAATCATTTTCTTGGTCACTAAAAGCTATTAACATAGGATCAATCGCTCCACCTCTCACAGAACCATCCATCGCATCTGCTCCTAATATAATCAAGTGTCTATCTTTCTCTGAAGTTATAGCTTGAAGACCTAGTGTGGGAACCTTATTGGCTCCACCAACACCAGACAGCTCTACTGCTCTTGTGCTTGTGCCACTATTTTCTAACCATCTATATATACCGCCACCCCTTACATTCATTATAAGGTTTTCACCAAAGTGATCATGTGTCCATAACCTTAGTTGATTACTAGCTGATATAGCATTAGAGCTCCCCCACGTACTTGCTCCCCATGTTCCTGTACCCCAACCTGTAGACCCCACGAAAACATCTAGCCCTACGTTTATTTGATATACCCCGATCACTGAACTGCCTCCATTACCACTATCACTAGCGTTTGCTGTGACTGTAGTTCCAGAAGTGTCTTTAGCTGTTATTGTGTATGTGTTCGTTCCTGTAACTAGAAGTATTTGATATTCTTGATTTAATACAGCAGCAGTGATATTACCACCTAAAGTTGCTGCACCACTAAAAGTAACGAAGTCGTTAGTTACAGCACCATGGCTTGCATCTGTTACTGTGATAGTAGAACTACCATTAGTTGCTGCAAAAGTTACATCGCCTGCAGAAGTTGTAGACCTAATAGGTGTAACATCGTCAAAGTTTGTGCCTTGTTTTATATAATATTTAAAAGTCGTACCTAACCCTAAATATTTACTACCCTCTAAAGACACCCAAGCATGAAGTGCTCTTGCCTTTCCTAAATAAGTTGATAATGTATCTTTTGCCCAGCCACCTATTTTTTGTACTCTACCGTTTCTAAAACGTATTAAGTTTGAGTCAAACCAGCCACCCTCATTATCGTATTCAGTTCCTTCTCTATTTATTCCAGGTCTAAATATAAATTTGCTTAGTGCCATAATTACACCTCATACCAATCTTTACCCTCAAACAACAGAGACTCAGCTTCTCTTCTTCTTATTAACCCTTTTAAAACTTCACCACCAGCTTTGTTCCATCTTCTCATTTGTGCAGGAACTTCACTGTATTTTCCCTCATTGAGAACTTTTAACATAGTTGACTCTCCAAGATTGGTTGGACCAAGATTATACACCCAACAAACTAAACCATCAAACTGACACTGAGTTAGCTCTACTTTGACCATGTCGTTTATATACCCTTCATATTCAGGCATCTCTTCTGCTAAAAGGTGTAAGGCTTCATCTTTATTAATTTTATCACCTTCTTTTACATCTTTAGTGTGTCCATAACCTATTGTCCAAACACCTACAGAATCTTGATAAGCTTCTAGCTCACAACCTTCAAACTTTTTAATAAGAGCTAAACCTTCTTCAGATATCTTCATCTTAGTCATTTTTGTCTGGTGAGTTAGATGCTCCGAAGTAAAAACTTATTATGGCTGATGCCAAACCTCCTAAGTACCCTAAAACTAAATTAATCAAAGCTTCTGAGTTTTGCTCTGGTGGTTGTATAGTTACTAAAAATATGTACCCCATAAATCCACCTACTACAGCTATACCTATAATTCTGGCTGTCCAGTCTCTAGAAAAAGTTTGTCTAGCGTTTTGTGTATCTTGAACTTCTAGTTTAAACACATCCACCTCTAGCTCTTTCATTTTTAACTCAAACTCAGCCTCTGCCTTTTTAAGCTCTAGCATCTGTTCTGGAGTGGCGTTATCTATAGCTTTTTGTATTTCTTTAGGTTCATTCTTACAACCTAATACATCAGCTATCATATTAGCAGCCATCCCTCCCATCGGTCCACCGAGTGCTGTTCCTAGTGTTGGTGCTACTGATCCGACTAAATTTTTAAGTAATGCTTTCATACTCTCCTCTCCGCCTTTATAAATTTTAGTAAGTTTAACTTAATTCCACACATTTTTTTAGTATCTTGTTGACTAACTACCTTGCTTAATTGTAATTGTATTAGATGAACCACCGTTTACTTTTATAACATTTTCTACACCATCTTGTAAAAGAACTAATGTGTAGGAACTAGATCCATCTAAATCTAATCGAAGTGATTGACCTACCGTTCTACGGACACTTATAAGCTGACCTGTTATTATAGTGGTTATCTGTGTATCTTTATCTTGACCTATATCTGTACCCGCTATAGTGATTCCTGTGGCAAGTTTGCTTAATTGATCCTCTTCTTCTTCGATGGCTAAAGCATCGATTATATTGAGTAAGTCTTCTAAAAAATTAACATCTAAGTAGTTTATATCGAGCTCTGTAAATTCTAGTTCTGATTCATTATTTAGAAAATCCTCAGCTAAAAAATCTATATCTAAATCATTAAAGTCTAAATAATCTGCTGTAGTTTGTTGTTGGTTACTTTCTTGTAAATCTTCTTTAATCTTTGGAGGATTAACTATTAACATATTATCGATTAGTTCTAATGTTATGTCTAAAATAACAGGTTTAGTTGGTGCTTGTTCATATACTGTTGCTACAGTAGATTGATAAGGTTTATTAAGAACAACCATTCCCATGGCAGTTTCTACTGTTATTTCACCACTAGATATACCGTTCTCGTCTGGGAGCAATATGACAAGAGATCTACCCAGCTCGTCCACAGTGATTGTAAAATCCGTTCCCCTTATACCGATAGTTGCACTGTTTGTTCTTATTTTTATATTTTTCTTTTTTACTTTGTTTAATTTACCAGTAACAAATCTTGCAGTGCCTTTAGCAAAAGTTAAAGCCATTTTAGATTTATCAGGGTTAGGATCAAATACAAACTCATCTATTAACACTCTAGAGTTTTCTGTTAATCGTATCTGTGTCTCATCTATAAACGTAATACCCATACGTCCGTTAGCAGTTTCTACTTTGTCGTAACTAAGTATGCCGAAGTCTATTTCAGCACCATATGGTTTATCCCTTACTACTTGGGCATTACCTCTCAGCTCACTTATAGAGCCTATATCAACAGCCTGTGCTTGTGCCTTGGTCGTTTTGAATAACACACACAGTTGAAGTGCTAGTGCCAGAACTAATAATCTTGAGCCAATCATTGTCTAAAGTGCTTTGTTGTTGAATATTGAATGTTCTATTGCTGCCTGTATGGTCTAACCAAAAGTAACCACCAGCATAACCATCTCCATCATAAGTTACAGTATTATCAGAACCGTCTATATCCATATAATTAGTAGCACTATCTATATCTATAGCTGATGTAATACTATTACTAGAACCATTAATTATCCAATCTAAGTCTAGTGTACTAGCTAAAGCAGTGGTGGCTTGATTTAAGGTAAAAGTGTTACTATTGCCAGTAACGTCAACATTCACATTAGACGAGTCAGCACCGTATGTGTTTGTCTTATCTGTGTTCATGTTAAAAGTATTGCTGTTACCATCAAACTCAAAAAAGCCAGTGTACGAATCTGAGACTATGTCGCCTAAGAATTTATTTGTGTCACCGATCTGATTTATGTCTAATGTTAACCCTGTACCGATTAAATTTAAATCTGTCATAGTGCCTGCTACTGCATCAGCACCCCCTATAATATTGCCAGAACCAAGTTGTTCTAAATCTATGTTTGAATTAGAAGCACCTGAACTTTGATCAATAAAGATTTCATTATCTGCTGCATAAATCGGTAAACAGATAATAAATAAAAATAGATATTTTCTCATTGTTTTAACCTCCAATATTCTTTATCTACACCTTCCCGTATAGTTTCTAAAACTGCTGTTTCTATAGCTATCTGTAGAGCTACGCTCATCGGTTCGTTTCTTACGTTTCCGCCCTCCACTTCTATGAGCTCTGTTCCTTGACTTACAAACCTAAAAACATCACTATCTAAAGAAGCTGATAAAACAGTTTTAGTTACTAACACTTCTGTTAAAACTCTTCCTGTACTTACAGAAACAGTTCTTAAACTTATTGTAATTATATCCTCTCTGTATTGTTTGGAAAAACCTATACCCAAGTTTCTAGCCCCTGCTCCACCTGAGCCAATGTTAGCTTGATAAGATAAAACACCCCCTGTCATAATCATGTCACCAAATTTAAGGGGTAAAAGCTTTTGATCTTCATCAAATGTTTCTCTCGTTGACCTTATTAGTTGTCGTTCTTTTGTTACTGACTCTAATGATACTCTTTCTACAACTTCAAAAAAGTTTGAGTGTTTTAATGCTCTAATTAAATATGCATGAGGTGCTTGCGTTATCGCTGTAGCAAAAGTTGCATATTTAGCATTAGATCTACGTTGTCCAGTTTGATCTTTAAAATCATTAGCATAAACTGATATGACAGGTTTCCTTGCTGGTTCTTCTACATTAGCTAAATCTGTGTATAGTTTTTCTACCGAAGCTGGTTGAATGTACTTTATTGGTGGTATATTGTTTTCTAGTGGATCAATCATGAGAGCACAACTAGAAAGTAAAACCACCGATAGGCACGATAACTTCTGTAATGTTGCCTTCTTCATCAGTGATAGTAACTTTAACCTCCTCGTCTGTTATTTCATATTCTATGGTGTTACCGTCCAGTTCCATAGAACCGCTCTTTTGTTGGTCTTCACCGAACAAAGCTGACTCTACTTGTCTAGCTATGTTTGCATAGATTCTAGAAGTAAGATTGCGCATAAAACGAGCTTCTACAGTATTATTTTCTTCTCTTTCTATTTGGTCTTGTAATGCTTCTATTTCTTCTTTCAAAGCCTTTTTACGATTAGTCTCTTGATTTTCTATAGTTAAGTAGTGACTAGACGTACCTATACCGCTAAAAGACGGATTTTTAAATTCATGCACCATCTCGTCTGATTGTATGTGGTTTGTGAACAAAACTAATGCAGTCACTATGAGCATAGAAGAAATAAGCAGAAGTTCATTAGGTGTTTTAGGATCCATCAATCTTTCCTCTGATCGTCACGATCAGCTTTGGCTATTTTATTACTATCTATTAACTGTGGTACACCTAAGATAGTTTTGATAAGAGTATCTTGACGTATGATTTCATTATCTAAAGATCTAACTCTGTCTATAAGAGCTACTAATATACCGTGTTGTGAATCTAATTTTGTACCAAGCCTTTGTTCCATCTGTTCTATTTGATCAGCAACTTTATCATCTAGCACATCTACTTTAGTTTCCATGCCATCTATAATTCTATTTATAAGTTTCCATATAAAGAAACCTAACCCTAGTGCTGCTGCGATTGGAAAGCCTACCTCGTTAATAAAGGTGACTGCTTGATCCATTACTTACCTTTTTTCTTTTTCTTTACTCTTTTTGTAGTGTAAGCTTCGTTAACATTAGGTGTAGATTTATCGTCTGCTACAAACTGACCTTCTTCATCTCTGGCTCTGACTTTAACTTTTTTTGTTCCCGTTACTTTATCTACTATTCTGCTCCATAGTCCCATTACTTTTCTCCTATCTTCTTAGTAATTGATTCTACTTGGGCTTCTTCTTGAGAATCTTCTGCCAAATTCTTAATCTGTTCCATAGTTTGTTTTCTAACCGCAGCTATGGCTTCTATTTCAGCACCTTTCCAAGCACCTCTCTCTGTTGCTACGTCTAATATTTGTAACACGTTTACGAAGTATTGTTGTTCCATATTTTTATCCTAATGTTTTCTTGACTGATGTTGGTGTAACTTTTTCTGTTATTTGTGCACTTAATTGAGACTTAATTTCTGTAACTCTATCTGCTCCTAAAGCAGCCTCTACCCAACCTTGTACTTTAGCAGCATCAAGACTCGACCAGTTGGTAAAAGATGATAAATCAGAAGTATCTAAACCTTGACTTCCGTAGCTTGTAGCTGTCCAGTTGTTACCATCTGAGTCTTTGTTAGTGTCATCAGTTGCTGTTAGTCTCCAATGTACGTTATGCACTACATTAGATTTACCGCTTTTAGTAGGGTATACATCACATTCAGAAACATCCCAAGTATAATTTATTGCCATAATTTTATCCTTCTAATGTTGTTATTCTCGCTTCCATTTCTTGTATTGTTTTTACAAGAAGGGGCACTAATTTACTGTGGTCTATTTGTTGATAATTTGGTTGTCCTTCAACTGCTAAACTATTTTCTGCTGCCTCTTCTGCTGTATATACTGCATCTTTTTCACCTGAAACTGCTTGAGGAACTATACTTGATACTTCATGTGCTAGAAATCCTTGTACTGTAGTGCTTGCATCAGCTTTAAAATTAAATTTAGAAGGCTTTAGCTGTTTAAGTAAAGTTGTACCATCCCAATCTGTAACCACATTTTCTTTTAATCTGTAGTCTGATGAAGTGTTATAAACTGTTGCGCTTCCGTTTGTTTGGATTGTTCCTACTGTTCCATTTGGATTTAAAAAACTTCTATGGGTTTGTGCATTAGTAGCAGCACGACCACTAGAAGATTGTCCGTTAATATCAATAAAGTGTCCGTTGTGACTTCCTGGCGAAAAAGATGATCCATCTGCTGAAAAATTTGTCCTACCCGCTACAAACGATGATACTCCAGCGTCGTCAATTTCAAATTTTCTTGACGGACCACCCGAAGAAGAAGTTCCAAAAATAATATGTTTTCCTGTTGCAGCAGCCATAACTATATCGCCTGTTGCAGAACCAGTTACGTGAAAATTAGTTCCTCCAGCTATACCGATTCCAGCAGTATTACCAAAAGACGCAGTAGAACCACCCATAAAATGAACTGCATTAGTGCTTGCTTGTATTATATCTGCACTAACCGCAACGTTACCTGTTACATCTAATTTTTGTGTAGGACTCGTATTTCCTATGCCTACGTTTCCAGAGGAATCAATACGCATTCTTTCACCGCTATTAGTTTCAAAAGCCATGCCAGAATCTTGTCTTACTATTGCATTTCCACCATTTAAATTAAAACCATTACCATTAGAACTATTTACTTTTATTTCACCTGCTACTTCTAGTTTTACGTTAGGAGTCATTCCTATGCCTACGTTTCCAGAAGAATCAATACGCATTCTTTCTGTATTACTTGTACCAAATGCCAGTGTGCCTGTGCTTGGAGTAAGCAAAGTAACTGCCGAAGCTGTTTTTATATTTAAATCTGCATCCACACCATTTGAAAACAAAGCAAGAGTGCCATCTGCCCCTACAACATGAAAAAGTTGTGCTGGAGCAGTTCCTATACCTACTCGGTCATTACCACCATCAACAAACAACATATTAGCGTTACCATTAGATTCAACACGAAAATCTAAGTCAACAGAATCTTCATTAAATACTGTTTCTGTTCCAAGAAGTGTCATTCTTTCTCTTTCAGTTCCAGCAACCATTGTCCTATGACTTAGTTTGATATCTTCTGTTCCATCTGAAGCATCTTGTATATTGCCTTGAATAAGTGCATAAGTTACTTTTTGGTCAGCATCATTTTCGCCCTGTATATATATCTGCGCTAAAACATCACTATCGGCTGGACTACTAGAGTTTCTATAAAGGACTAACCCTGGACCTTCGTTAGCATCTGCATCTGTAGATATTAAAGATAAAGCTATGCTGTTGTCATTAACAGTAATAGTTGCTCCATCAGAAGAAGTTATACTTCCATCTACTTGTAAGGTTGAAGCCATATCAACCGCACCATCAATATCTACTACGTCTAGGTTAGTTGTGCCATCTACGTCTAAATCGCCATTAAAGTCGCCATTACCTGTAAGTGTTAAAGCTCCACCGATAGACACATCATCTGTAACTGTTAGGTCGTCTTGTACTTTTAAATCTACTGTAGAAAGACTAGCAAAAGCATCTACTACTGCTGCTCCTGAACCAGCACCATCTAAGTAAACTGCTTTGGTATCGCCAGCTGGTATGGTTATGTTAGCACCAGAACCTTGTGAGATAATTATGTTTTGAGAACCGCTTGTGCCGTTTTCAATAAATTGCATCCTACTTATAGTGTTAGGTGCAATAGTAATCGTACAAGCAGAGTCTAGTGTACCTGTATATTTAAGATACATAGCTCTACCAGGATCAGAAGCTCCATCTGCTACTGTTGTGGTATGAGTATCTGCATTAGTAGTAATAGCTTCTGTTCCAAAGCTGAGTGCTTCTCCAATCAATTCCAGATTTGTATTTGTGCTCGTGCCCCAAGTTCCTGACTCGTCACCTGTTGCTATTTCTTTTAATCTAAGATCATTTACATAAGTTGCCATATTTGATTCCTATATTTTATGCGACTTCTTCCCAGTTTGGTTCTTGTGTTGTACTAACAGAAGAATAACTAGGAGTTTGTGTTGTACTAACATTACTATAATTAGGTGTTTGAGAATCATCAACTAATCCCCAAACATTTACTATAGTTGTTTCTCCTGTTCCTGTAACTCCAGTAGGTAATACAACAGCTTTACTTATATTAGTTACACTACCTAACTCTCCTGTACCAGATAAACCTGTTACATCTAAGTTGTTTTCACATATAACAACCTCGTCACCTAGTCCTAATGTTGAAGCTACTGCACTTACACCTACTACAGCTATTGCTTGTACTACAACTGTACCTTGTTGTGTTGTTCCAGCATTACCACTAACTTCTGTTAAGGCTTTTGCTATTACAGTTTCAGAACCTAATGCTGTTGTTCCTACATTACCTGTTACAGATACATTAGCAGCACATACAACACTTTCATCTCCTAAACCTGATGTAGATGTAACAGCAGATACTCCTTGTACTGCTTTACCTATTACAACAGAGTTTCCAACTGCTGTCGTACCTACATTACCTGAAACTACAACTAATGCTTTGGCAACTACTGTCTCCGAACCTAATGCAGTAGTACCAGCATTACCAGTAACTTCTACAGGTATAGGGTTTCCCCACCCGCCTTGACCCCAAGTGCCTCGACCCCAACCTGTGACGTTAGCCATTAAGCTATTCTAATTATTGCGTTTGATGCGTCTGCTGTTGGAAATTGAATTGTAAAATCACCATTGGTAGAAGTTTTATCTCCTCCAAAAGCTAATACACATACTGCTGGATCACCTGATGCAGAGTCATTAAATATCAAAGCACCATTAGCAGTAATTGTTGCAGAACTAAATGTTAAATCAGAAAAATCTGTGAAGGCAGTTGTGCCTGATGTACTAGGATCAACTCTAGTTAAAGCACCGCCTTTAGCAGTATAGTTAGTTCCACTAGCTTCATTAGAAGTGGTATAAGCAGTTGTACCAGCACCTAAACTAGCACTACTTGTATATAGTGCCAAATTAAATGTGCTTCCGCCTGAGTTTTTAAAATTATGTACACCTTCCAAAAGTTCTTGTTTGAAAGAAGTGCACATTGCTTGTGATATTGCCATTATAGTCTCCTTATAATATTTGCCATTTCTTTATGACCTTGTTTTTCTAACATACCTGCTACAGTTGATCTATCGCTCAAAATAGCCTGTTTCATATAAATTAAAATAACTTTCTCTATTTGTTCTTTAAAAGCTTCTGCCTGTGCTCTAACCATTGGATCAGCACCTTCACTTACAGAGACTAGTTTTTCTAATATTCTTTCTGTCCAGTATTCAGGACTTAAACCTTTATTTTGAGTTGTCTGTACTGAAACTTGTCCTAGGGTTGACTCTACATCTACACTAAACATTATGTTCTCTGTATCCTATACATATCATCTCTATAATTATCTATAGTATTATCTGCCTCTCCTAAGTCTTTTAGTCTTGATAAAGCTTGTAAAAATCTTTCTTCATACTTCATCATCAAATCAGGCTCACCTTTCATATAAAGATATCCCTCTACTAAACAACCATATAATAATGCGTTTTTAGCATTTTCTGAAAGCCAAGTAGTACCACTTTCTGCACCAGCAGTTATTGAAGCAGGTCTATATAAGTAATGTAGTTCTACAGTATAAGAACTATCAGGAGTTGGTCCTATTATAAAAGTAGTGTCATCAAATAAAGCATAGTGCTTTGGAGTGCCTGTAGTTGAAGAATTTGGATAAGCCTCTCTTATAAAGTTTACATCTTTATATAATAAAAAGTTTTGC